CCTGCAGAAGAAAAAAATTTACCATATTTTCAAACATTACATTCTTTCTGTTTTCATTTTTTAAAGATGAAAGAAGAAGACATCATGCAACCATTTCACTATGAAGCATTTGGTAAAGAAGTAAATGTAAAAGTAAAATATTCTGACAAATATAATAAGGAGGAGATAACATACTTAACCTGTGATAATCCCTACTTTCAAATGTTACAAAAATCTGTAAATAAATGTATAAAGATAGAGGATGAATATGACTCTGTGCAGAAGGATAAAAATATAGACTGGCCCATACTTAGAGACATAAGTAGAAATTTTATAAATTACAAAGATAAGAAACAATTGTTTGATTTTAATGATTTAGTAGATTTAACTATACAAAGAAGAAATGATAAAGACTTTCCAACTTTCAAAGCTATATTTATAGATGAGGCACAAGACTTATCACCATTACAATGGAAACTATTTGATGTGTTAAAAGAAAAAACAGAGGACATATATTTAGCTGGTGATGATGACCAGGCTATATTTGCGTGGGCTGGTGCAGATGTTAACAGATTTATTAATCAACCTGCAGACAAAGAAAAGGTTTTAATGTATTCAAAAAGAATATCAAGATCTGTGCAAGAGGAGTCTGAAAAAACAATAGAAAGAATATTAGGACCAAGAAAAGAAAAGAAATATTATGCTAGAGATTTTGAAGGACAAGTAGAAACAATATCAAATATAAATCAAGTAAATTTAACAAAAGGTAAATGGCTTATATTGAGTAGAACTATATCTAGACAATTAAAAATTGGAGAAGAATTAAAGAATAAAAATTTATACTATCAAACAAACAAAGGTAAAAGCTTTAAGGTTGGTTTATATAACTCAGCTATGCTTTACGATGATTGGTGCAAAAAGAAAAGGATATTACAAGAGAAAGAAGAGAAACAAATACAAGAATATTTAGGTGATAATTTATTTAACAGGCATTTAAATTGGTATGATCAGTTTGTAGAGGCAGATGAAAAAGAAAAACTTTATATAAAAAATATGATTGAGAATGGAGAGAAACTAGAACAAGATGCAAGAATATGGCTTTCTACAATACATGCAGCAAAAGGTGGTGAGGAAGATAATGTAATTTTATGTCTAGATTTAGGAGATAAAATTTTAAAAGCAATAAAGAAAAGTGAAACTCAACACGATGAAGAACATAGAGTTTGGTATGTTGCTACCACAAGAGCAAGAAATAATTTATATAAACTAAAAGCAAAAATACAAAGGAGAGGATATAAGCTATGAGTAAAGTTTGGGACAAGCAGCACGGCGGGAATCACTATCAAAAGTATAAGATTCAGCCAAGTAAGTTTGTAGTTGAGAATGAGTTGTTATACCCGGAAGGATGTGCTATAAAATATATAATAAGACATCGTGATAAAAATGGAAAGGAAGACATCTTGAAAGCGATACATTTTTTAGAAATGATTATTGAAAGAGATTATGAGAAATAAAACTAAAGAACACATTGATAAAGATATTACAATTAGTAAATATAAATTTCGTTTAGAAATATATCCAGCTTTAGTATCATGGGAGATATTTCCAAAAGGTTATGAAGCATGTCTTTATGCGTTAGAAAATAAAGATAAAATAAATAAAATTGTAAAACAAAAATACGTATTAGAAAAATGATTATACCTCAAACTGAATGGTTACAACCTACAGAATATCCTGATCTAAGGCAATACGAAGAGATTGCAATAGACTTAGAAACAAAAGATCCAGACTTAAAAAAATTAGGTACAGGTTCTGTTGTAGGAAACGGTGAAGTTGTGGGTATTGCAATTGCTGTAGAAGGATATAAAGGATACTTTCCTATTGCACATGGTGAGGGTCCTAACATGGACAGACAAAGAACTTTAAGATGGTTTAAAGATATTTGTGAATGTCCTGCTACAAAAATATTTCACAACGCTATGTATGACGTTTGTTGGATACGTAGTTTAGATATAAAAATTAATGGTTTAATTATAGATACCATGATTGCTTCATCGTTGATAGATGAGAATAGATTTTCGTATACATTAAACACCATATCTTGGGCTTATTTAAATAAAGGTAAAAATGAAACAAAACTTATTGAGGCTGCAAAAGAAAGAGGACTAGATCCAAAAGCAGAAATGTGGAAGTTACCTGCGCATGAAGTGGGAGCTTATGCAGAACAAGATGCAGAATTAACTTTAGAGCTTTGGCAAAAATTAAAAAAAATAATTATAGAAGATGACTTACAAGATATATTTAATCTTGAGACTGATTTATTTCCTTGTCTGGTTGATATGCGTTTCCTAGGGGTGCGGGTAGACGTGACAAAAGCCAATCAATTGAAAAAAGAATTGGCAACAAAAGAACAAAACCTATTGAGACAAATAGAAAAAGAATCAGGGATAGAGCCTCAGATATGGGCTGCAGCAAGTATCGCTCAAGTTTTTGATAAATTAAATTTGCCATATTCACGAACAGAAAAAACTGATTCTCCCTCTTTCACAAAAAATTTTATTTCTAATCACAGTCATCCTGTGGTTCGTATGATAGCAGAAGCAAGAAAAATAAACAAGGTTAGCACAACATTTATTGATACTATTTTAAAACATGAGCATAAAGGTAGAATCCATGCAGATATAAATCAAATTAGATCTGATGATGGTGGCACCGTCACAGGTAGATTTAGCTATTCAAATCCTAATTTACAACAGATTCCAGCACGTGATCCTGATACAGGACCATTAATTAGATCTTTATTTTTACCTGAAGAAGGTATGCGGTGGGGTTGTTTCGACTACTCGCAACAGGAACCAAGGCTTGTTGCACACTATGCTTTAAAATTTCAATTGCCTTCTGTAAATGACATCGCAGATTCATATGAAAATGATTCATCAACAGACTTTCATAGAATTGTTGCTGACATGGCAAACATACCAAGAAGTCAAGCTAAAACAATTAATTTAGGTTTATTTTATGGCATGGGTAAAGCTAAACTAATGAATGAGTTAGATTTAACAAAAGATAAAGCAGAAGAATTATTTTCAAAATATCATAGCAAAGCACCTTTTATAAAACAGTTAATGAATAAAGTTATGAACGCTGCACAAAATAAAGGACAAATAAAAACTTTACTTGGTAGACGTTGTAGATTTCCAAAGTATGAGCCTATACTACGTGGTAGTGACTGGGGTAAATATGTTCCAGCACAAGATGAAGAACGTATGAAAGAACTACAAGAGATGGGACCTTTTATTTTAGATGAAGAGGGTAACGTTACAAAAGAAAAAAACTATTGGCATAACAATCCAACTAGAAGAGCATTTACATACAAAGCATTAAATAAATTAATTCAAGGTAGTGCCGCTGACATGACTAAAAAAGCAATGTTAGAGTTATACAAAGAAGGAATTTTAGCACACATACAGATACACGATGAATTAGATTTTTCTGTTGTTAATGAATTAGAGGCTGCAAAAATAAAAGATGTGATGGAAAATGCAGTTGACTTAGAAGTGCCTAATAAAGTAGATTACGAATCTGGACCAAACTGGGGTGAAATAAAATAATTTACTATGTCTTATTTAAATGCTAACATACCGCCGATTTACTGTAAGATAAGAAGGGAATATTTATATGATCTTAAAAAACATAAAGGAGAGTCTGTTGACTGTGTTGTCTTTGGCATTGCTTCTATTTCAGGGCGTGCAATATTGTTTCACTGTATGCTTCCGAACGGTGCGGTCTTTTATAGATTACCAATTAGTGCGTTTTTTCAAAAAGAATTCGAACGAAGTAAAGTGCCAGATATGCGAGTGGATGAGTTACAACTGTGGAACTGTTTTAGTTATTGGCCTAGTGTTCATTGTTTTGATTGGCTGGCTGGTGTAAATGGTAAATTTATTGGAAAAGATAAAAAATTTTACCATGGAGAATACCTTTTTACGCTTGACTGGGCTCATCCAGAGACTAATATACTAAACACGGAACACTCAGAGATTCCGCAAGAGCACAAGTGTGCACACATATTGGCGTTAAAAAACGGCAACTATGCAGCTCAGCCAAACAATAGAATCATTTGGCACGTTAACAGCTACACAACAGAAAATGATTGGCCGGATTATAAGGTTCAAACGACGTACTGGGATGTAGAGGGAGATGATTGGGTTACTGAAGATTCTGATAAAATGTTTTATGATATTGAGGATAAAAAATGATTTGTGATTACTGTGGACATCCACATAGAGGTCTATTAAAATGTGCTGTTGTAGATTGCGATTGTGATCTTACAGTTTTAGTAATAGGGGAGGATAATATGTTAAAAAAAATTTGGAAAAAAATTAAAAGCTGGATTGGAATAGTATAAGTATGGAGATAGCCAGGATGAATTATTATTTTACAGGTTTACTGATTGTAATGTTAGTCATTCTGGCTTTCTGCGGAGGACCACATGTCCAATAAACCACTATCGATATCGGAGTCGGCAGCTGTACAGATGCCGATGAAGACGGTTGCCAGTCTGATCGTAATCGTGGCACTCGGCACGATGGGTTACTTCCAGATGGTTGAAAGGTTAAACATCGCTGACACCAAGATCAAGATAATGGAACAGGATGTCGAGCAGAATACAGAGTTTAGAATCAAATGGCCACGTGG